ATTCAGCCTGCACCACATGGGGAGTCTTCCAACATGCTGATGCGCAGGGCAACCTGAAACCGAATATCATCGCGCTGGACTCGTTTAAACAGCGAATGGAGTTCCCAGAGCTTAAACAAAAGGCTATGGAGATGTGGAAGGAATGGAACCCAGACACATTGATCATTGAGAAGAAAGCCGCTGGCGCTCCGTTGATATATGAGCTTCGCATGATGAGAATCCCCTTGCAGGAGTTCACACCAAGCAAAGGAAACGATAAGATAGCGCGTGTAAACGCGATATCAGACCTGTTTGCATCTGGCGTGGTCTGGTGTCCTGAAACCCGCTGGGCTGATGAGTTAATGGAAGAACTCGCAGCTTTCCCTTATGGCGACAACGATGACCTTGTTGACTCAACCAGTCAGGCGCTGATTCGATACCGGCAGGGCGGGTTCATTGGAATAGATTCAGATGAGCAAGAAGAGGTCAGGTACTTCAAAGGCCGCAGAACCGAACGATATTACACAGTTTAAGGATTAAAAATGGCAACAAGTTCGATGGACAAAGGTTTGTACGCAGCCCCTCTGGGTTTGGAGCAAGAGATGGAAGCTCCCATTGAGATTGAAATTGAAGACCCCGAGGCAGTGCATATTGGGATTGGGGATCTTCAAATCGACATGATGCCGGAAGAAGAAAACTCCGACACTTTTGACGCAAACCTTGCGGAGTACATGGACGAGGCTGATGTTGCAAGCTTGGCACATGACTTGGTTGACGACTTTGAAAAAGATACCCGCGACCGCAGAGATTGGATTCAAACCTACGTTGAAGGCTTGAAGCTTCTGGGTCTGCGTTATGAAGAGCGTACAGAACCTTGGGCAGGAGCCTGCGGGGTATTCCATCCAATGCTGACCGAGTCTGTTGGAAGGATCCAGTCAGAAGGTATTACCGAGACATTCCCAGCAATGGGGCCTGTCAAGACAAAGATTATTGGCAAAGAGACTCCAGAGACCGAAGAAGCTGCCCAGCGCGTCCAAGAGGACATGAACTACCAGCTAACCGAAGTAATGACTGAATACCGCCCAGAGCATGAAAAACTGCTGTGGTCTTTGCCAATTACCGGCTCGGCCTTCAAAAAGGTCTACTACGACCCATCAAAAGGCCGTCAGATGGCTGTGTTCATCCCCGCAGAGGACTTGGTTGTTCCTTACGGCGCACGGGATATTGAGTCTTCAGAGCGTGTTACCCACGTAATGCGCAAGACCAAGAACGAGGTTTTGAAGCTTCAGGAGTCGGGTTTCTACCTAGATGTTGATCTTGGTGACCCCGGCTACGAGCTTGACGACATTGAAAAACAGAAATCAGAAGAAAGCGGCATGTCCGCCATTCAAGATGATCGCTACCGCATCCTTGAAATGCACGTAGACATTGACCTTAAAGGCTTTGAGCATAAAAACGACAAGGGCGAGAAGACCGGCATTGCCTTGCCTTACGTCATCACAGTTGAGAAAACCACCGCAGAGATTCTTTCTATAAGGAGAAACTGGTATGAAGGAGACGAACTGCACATCAAGCGACAGCATTTTGTCCACTACCAATACATCCCCGGTGATGGCTTCTATGGTTATGGTCTTATCCACCTTATCGGTGGCTACGCAAAATCGGCGACGATGCTCATCCGTCAACTCGTGGATGCAGGAACACTCTCAAATTTACCCGGAGGCCTCAAGTCTCGCGGTCTCCGCATCAAAGGTGACGATACACCCATCCAGCCCGGAGAGTTCCGAGACGTAGATGTCCCAAGCGGCTCTATCCGCGACAATATCTTACCGCTGCCTTACAAAGAACCAAGTCAGGTTCTGTTTGCCTTATTCCAAAACATCGTAGAAGAAGGCCGTTCTTTTGCCAACGGCGGGGACATGAATGTCTCCGATATGTCTGCGCAGGCTCCTGTAGGCACAACGCTGGCAATTCTGGAAAGAACCCTGAAGGTTATGGGTGCAGTTCAGTCCCGTATGCATTTCTCCATGAAACAAGAGTTCAAGCTCTTGAAGGTGATCATTGCCGACTACGCCCCAGAAGACTATGACTACGAGCCAGAAGAGGGTAGCCGCGCCGCCCGCAGATCTGACTACGACAGCACAGACGTAATACCCGTCAGCGACCCCAATGCATCCACAATGGCGCAGAAGATCGTCCAGTATCAGGCGGTTCTCCAGTTAGCCCAAGGTGCGCCACATCTGTATGACCTGCCTTTGTTGCACCGTCAGATGATTGAGGTTCTTGGGGTAAAGAACGCTCATAAATTGGTCAAAACTGAAGATGATCAAGTGCCGACCGACCCCGTCCAAGAAAACCAAAACATCTTGACTGGAAAAGGTGTCAAAGCCTTTATTCAGCAGAACCACGATGCCCACATTCAGGTGCATATGGCGGCTATTCAAGACCCGCAGATTGCCCAAATCATGGCGCAAAACCCCCAAGCACAGGCAATCATGGCTGCGGCAATGGCTCATTTAAACGAGCATGTGGCCTTGAAGTACCGCTTGGAAGTGGAAAAGCGCATGGGCATGTCCATCCCGCAAGAAGAGCAAAACAAGGCTGTCAGCCCCGAGTTGGCAGACCATATTGCCATGATGGCAGCAGAAGCAGCCAAAGAATTGCTCCAGCAAAACCAACAACAAGCCCAGCAACAGCAGGCGCAACAGCAAATGCAAGACCCAATTGTCCAAATGCAGATGCAAGAACTCCAGCTTAAACAGGGTGAGTTGCAGCTTAAACAGCAAAAACAAGCCGTTGATGCTGCCGCCAAGGCAGATCAATTGCGTATTGAAGAGGCTCGCATTGCGGCCCAAAAAGAAATCGCAGCCATGCAGGTTGCTGCTACCGCTGCTGCAAACAGAGATCGTTTAAACAAACAACAGGAAACTGAAGGAATGCGTATAGGCATTGACGCTGCTAAACACCGCGCTCAAATGGCTGTACAGCAAGCGCAACGGGCGGCGCAATTTAAACAGCCCAGCAAGAAAGGAAGTAAGTGAGTGATTACAAAGCTTTGGCTTATGTAGTCAAGGAAATCCAGAAGCTAAAACAGGAGCGGGAAGCTTATGTCGCGGCTGGACGAGTTGACCACATTGAGGAGTACAGAAGAGTCTGCGGGGTTATCCAAGGTTTGAACTACGCAGAAAACATCATTGAAGACCTTGTGCAAAAAATGGAGAAATCTGATGACTGAATTTGACGTTGCAGCAGTTGATCTGTCTGGTATTTTGAACACTACCGCAGAGCAAAAAGCCAAGCAATTGCCCGACCCTAAGACCTTTCGCCTCTTGTGCGTTGTTCCCGAAGCAATGGAGGAATACCAAGACAGCGAAGTGGGTCTTATAAAAGACTCAAAAACCATGCACTACGAAGAGGTTCTGACGCCAGTCCTGTTTGTGGTCAAGCTTGGCCCAGATGCTTACAAAGATGCAACACGATTCCCCAGTGGGCCATCGTGTAAGGAAGGTGACTTTGTCATCGTCCGCCCCAATTCAGGAACTCGCCTGAAGATCCACGGTCGTGAATTTCGCATCATCAATGATGATTCGGTTGAAGCGGTTGTGGAAGATCCGCGCGGAATCACCCGTGCTGCATAAGGAGAAAACATGGCAACAAAATTTGACGATGATTACACCTTCCCTGATGACGTAAAAGTCTCGGCAAAGGACGACGAAAAGTTTGAAATTGAAGTGGAAGACGACACCCCAGAGCAAGATCGGGGCAGGAAAAAAGCTCCACCACCAGACGATCCAACTGACGAAGAGTTGTCTTCATACGACGAAAAAGTCCAGCAACGGATCAAGAAATTTACCCGTGGCTACCACGATGAACGCCGAGCCAAAGAAGAGGCCCTGCGCGAGCGGGAAGCTGCGGAACAGTTTGCCAAAGAGGTTTATGAGGAAAACAAACGCCTCAAAACCCAACTGAAGAGCGGCAGTGAAGTCTTCATTGAGCAGAACAAATCAACTGCACATATGCAGCTTGAGGCAGCCAAGAAACGCTACAAAGAAGCCTATG